CCGCCATCGAGGTCGTCGATTTCGACCTCGGTGCCGCCTTCGATCCAGCCGAGCGGTGCGCCTTCCTCGCGCAATTCCGCCAAGGCCTTTTCGGCGTTCGTCTTGCCCCTGATCGTCAGGGGCTCGTCCATCCATGGGGCGGTGATGTCCCAAGAGCCATTGCGGGCCGCTGGCTTCATTTGGACGGGATCGGGTTCTGCCTCGGGGGCAAAATTGACCGCGCGCGATTCATATTGAGCGGCGCGCTGGCGGTCGGAAATCTTGGCCGCATCATCGGGGTGGGGGAATTGGTCGCCGACCGCATAGGGTCGGCCCAAATAGATGAAGCCCCGGGCAACCGTAAGATCGCGTTTCGGGTCAAAGCGAGGTCGAACGGGCACGGGGCTTCTCCTATGTTTCAGGCTTATTCGGTAGCGAGAACGTCGCTGATAAAGACAGCGAGGTCGTCCGTCACCTTTTTCATGCCGAATGCCTGGCGGCTGTGGAAATAGTCGCTGTAGGCGCGACCGTCACGGCCTCGGCTAATGACGCCACCCATGTCGTTGGTCTGGCCCGGGACGAGGCTATCCCACGCGAAGGTGGCGATGGCCGTCGGGCTGTCCAGCGTCGGGTTCGGTTCGATATAACCGAGCCATGCCGAGTTGGGATCGACGATGTAGGTGAAATTCTCACCGCCGGTATCATCGACCGAAATCGGCTTTTCGTCAGCCGTGTTGTAGATCGCCCGGGCAACGCGGAGGTTTTCGATTTCGAACATGGCCGCCATGACCGCGTTCGTGATCGCCGCGCTGGACGTATATTTGATGCGATCCACGAATTCCGGGTGGTTCTTGAGGCGCTTGCGGACATTGGAGCCAAGCACAAGCGTGTTGGGTTCCATGCCGGTCGCGGCCCGGATCGTCTCTTTCCAATCTTCAATATCGGAAAGCGGCGAGGATGCGTCGTCGGCCCACGAAAGGAACGACACGCCTTCTTCCGGAGCCGAGGTAACGCCAGCGACTTCCTGCGCCCAGACGCCTTCTTTGAAGAAGGTGGTCGCCCAGATGCGGTCGGCGCGGATCATCTGCTTGGTCGTCAGCAGGCGAGTGGCGTTCTCGTCGAGGCGGCCTTGCACGCGCGAGTTCTGGCGGGTGCGATCGTCGATGACGTGTTCAAGCGCCCATTCCTCGGCGACATAGGTATCTTCCTTGATACCGTAGCCGACCTGGACGGGGCGGCCACCGAGCGGACGCACCTTGGCCTCATCGCGCCAAAAGTAGCCCGGGGGGTAGACGTTGAATTTGCCCGCTTCCTGCGTCACCGGGATGCGGCTCGATGCTGCGCCAGCGACGAACACGCCATCCTCTTGCATGAGGCCATAGCTATAGTTCGTCAGATAGGCGTCCGGGTTCGTGTCCCCGGAGATGCTCTTTTTAAAACTCATATTCCCTTCTCCAAGTCACGAAGCCCGATTGGGGGCCTCTTTGGGGTTCGCTGCTCTCGGACCCCCCGGGAATTATTGGCCCCCGTTAGGGAGCCGGCACGTCGAGGTTGCTACGATCAACTTCGATGGTGAAAAGCACATCGGCGCCCGACGCGGCGCTGATCGCCGTGCCGAATACCTCGGTGCCCGCCGTAGCGGTGATGAATTTGCCAGCGGCGTTCGGGGTGACTTTCGCGCCGATGGCGACAGCCGCGCCAGCAATGGCCTTCAGCTGGTTGCCGGTCTTGATCGACGACGACAGGCCAGCGGCCTTGCCCTCGCTGATAATGCCGTCGCAGCCATCGCCAGCGCCGCAAAGATTGAGGCCGGTCGGGGTCCGCTTGGCGGCAAAGAATTCCTTGCCGGTGAGATCGACAGCGCCGGGGACCGCATCGGTCTGTGCCCCGGTGAAACGTTCGGTTGCCATGATGGCTATCCTTCCTTCGTTTGCCCCGCCGGGTCATTCCAGCGGGGCGGGTTTCGACTGATGGGCCCGGCTTATTCAGCCGCGTCCATTTCGGCGTTCTCGGGGTAGGCCTCGGCGAAGATTTCCGGCTGCTCGTCGCGAACAGCAGACATCGCTGCGGTCTTGCTGATCTTGCGTTCGGCAGCGACCTTGGCGACAGCGGCGTCATAGGTCTGGCGAGCCTTGGCAAGATCGGTCGGGCCTTCGCCGCCCTCGGTGGTGCCGAGCGATTTCATCATGGAACCGCCCGCCTTGTTCATCTGCTCAAGCGACTTCAGGATGCCCTTCGCGGCGTCGCTATCGGCACCAAGCTGGTCAGCCGACTTGAGCATTTCGGTCGAAATCGCCTTGGCGACGTTCGGATAGGCGGCGGCACGCTTTTCGATGGTGCCGGTCGCATTTTCCTCGCGCAGCTTTTTGATTTCCTCGGCCTGCGCATCCATGCGCTTTGCCATCATGGCAGCGACCGCACCGTCCGACTTGCGGATCTCGGTGCCATCGGCGCACTTGTAGAGAACCGGGTCGCCCTCGTTTGCCTTGGTCACCTCGGTCGCGCGATCATCGGCGGACTTTGCGATGAACGCGCTCTTGGTCGCGTCATCGGCCAGGCCGTCGTAATACTTGCGGACATCGGCGGGCATTTCGAGGATGGCGATCTGGCGCTTCATCGCGTCCATTTCGTCCTTCTCGCCCTTCTTCTTCTTCTTGTCGGCGGCCATCTTGGCCAGATCGGGGTTCGCGTCGAGGGCGTCGAAATCGTCGAGCGTATCGGCGGCTTCGATGATGTCCTGCGCTTCCTGTGCGGTCGACTTGGCGATGGCAAAAGATGCCACAGCCGAGGCGAGGGCGGCCTTCGTGGTAATCGTCATGGTTGGCTCCTTGGGTTGGGGCTGTGACTCGATCCAGCCGGTTGCCGCCTTCTGGATCGCTTTGCTCATTTCGTCGTCCGAGGATTTCGACCCCGCCGACCGGGCGGCGGCAACCGCCCTGTCTACCAATTCGTTGACGCTGGCGACATAATCCGTCGAGGCCGTCGAGCCATCGCCGCCATCGGAAAGTTCGTCCGTCAGCGCGGTGCGGAAAGCATCGTTGCGTTGCCAGAGCCCGTCGAACGTATCCCAGAAGGCGCGATTAACGCGCTCGCTGACCATCGCGCCATTCAGGGCCTCGTCAAAGGTCGCCTTGATCAGCGGGTAGTGCGGCGACAGCTTGGAAATGTCGGGCGCCCGCTTGATGATCGCGACCGTCGCGTGTTCCTGACAGGGGCGATCAACGGCGGCGATCTTGGTGACGGAAATGCGGTTCAGAACGCGCTTCGTGGCCATCAGGCCGCCTCCTCGATTTCATCGAATTCGACCCGCTGGCCCTCAATCGAAAAGCCGGTGTAAGTGCCGTCGCGGAATTTCGCGAGAATGTCGTCATCGGCGGGGTGATAGCCGACGACCAAGCCGGTCTTTTCGACCTGCCAGCCGAGCGCCTTGGCGATTTCCTCGGTGACGGGAAACTGGAAATAATAGGAGCCGACATCGGGGCCCGCGTGCATATCGTTGCCAGCGGTCTGCATCCCGGTCTCGGCGGCATCGACCGCCGCCTTGAACATGGCGTCCTCGGTGATGTGTTCGGGCACGCGCTGGCCCTTGTGGACGCCCTCAAGATCGACGTTGAGATCGTAATATTCGACCAGATTGCCGTCGGCGTCGCGGTTCTTGCAGACGATAGCATAGCCAAAGACGAGGCCATGCTCGTCATCGACATTGATAACGTCGTTCACCTTGACGATCTTTGACCCGATCTGGCTCACCAGCGACTCCCTGCCTAGCGCATTCTGTGGTGGTCAGGGGGTTGCCAGATCGAAAAACCCGACTGCCCGCCATGGGGCCTAATACCGCGACTCGGCTTCGAGGGATAGCCCCCTGTTTATCGCTGCCGAATTCTGGTCAGGATTGCGCACCGGCACTGGATTGTCTCCTTGGCCGGGGCCTCGGGATCGCCGGGATAGCGCAACTCGCCATTTTCCGTCACCCAAGTCTCGCCCCAATTGCGCACTTGGTCATTGAGCAGGCGGTGCGTGCGGCGCTCGCGATTGTCGAGTCGAGTGCGCCATGTGCGTTCCAATTGCTCGGCCCTGATGTGCCCGGCGGCGATTGCCTGGCGATAGGCTTCCTCGTTGCCCTGATGGACGGAGCGCAGCGCCTCGGTGCGGCCAATGACCTCGGCCCGGTGCTTGATGTATCGCTCGCTATAGCGGCGCACCATCATATCGATCTTCTCGGGAGCCAGCTTGCGGCCAGCCCGGGCGGCGGCGCGCACCGATCTGTCCGACCGGCCATCGCGCAACGCGCGCGAGAGGGCGTTATCGGCGGCGGCATCATCGACGCCGACGCGCTCAAGCGCGGCCCGATAGCTGGCCACATGGCCCCATTGGCTTTCGGTAAGGCCGATTGAATCCCGGAAATCGCGTGCCTGCGCGCGGGGGTTCTTGCCGGTCTCGACGCCCGAGAGGACAGCCATCCAAGTCGCCCGGCGCTGCTCGTCGGTAAACTCGCGGATCAATTCGAGGCGATTGCGCTGCATGGCGGCGACGGCCAGCAGATTGACCTGATCAAAGACGATCCGGCCCACCCCGGCCTCGCGCAGCCAATCGGAGGTCGATTGCCCACTGGTGACGAAAGCGACGTTGGTCGCGGCGGCCAGCTGCTCGGCGGCATCGGCCAACTGGTCGATTGCCTCCTGCAAGCGGCCCTGTTCGATCAGATCGGCGAGGGCGCCCAGATCGACCTCATTCTTGAGGTTCTGGACAGCGGTGCGGAAGATCTGGGCAATCCGCGGCTCCTGCTGGTCGATCAGCCGTTCAATCCGGGATTCGGGGTCTTCCCAATAGGCCTCGGCCTTGGCGATCGTCAGCGCGTCCATGGCCTAGACCTTATCGGGGCCGCGCCGATCCCGACAGAGAAAACGATATGTCGCCGCCGCCGGGTCGCGCTTGAGCAATTGGACCGCGTAGAGCGTGAGCCCTTCGATTTCGATTGCATCGTTGCGCAGCGGCACCCCGCCCTCCGGGATGGTATCGCCGATCAGCAGGGCGATCCGGTCGTTCAATTCGAACGTGACGCCCGCTGGCGGGGTCGAGGGCAGATCTTCCCATATCCCCTTGATGCCGGTGAACGCCTGCGGGGTCTTGGCCTTGCCGCCGGTCAGATTGCCAGCCTCGCGGCCTCCGTCGATCATGCGCGTCACCGTCACGTCGAGCAGGCCCGGGGCGACGTGCTGCTTGATCAGCCCGGCAATATCGACGCCGAATAGCGGGTTGCCCATCAGTCGTAATCCACGCTTGCGATGGGCCAATCCCAAGGGAAGCGGCCACCGAGCGGCGGGATGCAATCTTGCGTGCCGAACGCCTCGGCGCCCGCATTGAGCGCGCCCGAGCCCGCGCCACCGTCCAGGCAAACCAGATTGGCCGTCAGCAGCAAGGTCCAGAGCGCCTTGGGTATCGGGGGGCCGCCATCGACCGGCGAGAAGAATTCGATCTGGGCCGAACCGGCCTTGGCCGACTTGATATTGCTCGCGCCGCTGGCGTCGGCAAATAGCGCCGGGTTGGCGTTCAGATCGGCGGCCAGCATGGCGGCGACCTCGGGGATGGGCGATTGCTGATCTTCCGCCGGGTCCGGCGTCTCGGCGCACCACGGCAGGGCGATCATCATGCGCGTGGCGCTGACCAGCGCGCGGCCCTTGGCGTCATTATTGGCCAAGGCCCAAGAGGTCGCCCGGCTGATGTCGCCGCCGAGATATTCGTCCGCGCCTTCGACGGATTGAAACGCCTGATATTCGGTCGTCCCGATGGTAACGATCATCGCCGCATCCTCGCCTTCGCCATATTGCGGCGCGAGCGCAGCACCCGCACCTTGGTCAAGCCATCCTCGGGGTTGTCCTCAAGATCATCGTCGGGATCGGCCGGCGCGGGTTCTTTCCGGCGCGGGTTGAGCGACAGGTCCATTTCATCGACGCGAGGCTCGGGGCGCGTCAGACCGAGCAGATCGTAGATTTCGCCAACCGCCGGATCGTCGGCCATCATCGGCGCGCCAGCATTGGCCAGCTTGGCCAGCGTATCGGCGACCTGTTCGATGTCGCGGTCGCTGATTTCATTGACACCCATCTGCGGGCGCAATTCCTCGGGCCAGCCGTTCAAATCGGCCAGCGGGGCGATGATGTCGCGGTCGTAGATTTCGCAAAGATCAAGCAGCGTGCTTGTGACCGTCAGGTAGAACGTGCCGACCTTGGAACGCGCCAGCGCGAGCGAGCCCGAGCCATCGGCACCAAGGAGCAAATGCTCTGTGCCGAGGATGCGCGCCAGTTCTTGGTTCATCCGATTAACGGCGGCGGCCATCGCCTCGAAGCTGCTCGAATCGCCATTGAGCAATTCAAGCGCCCACTTGGGCGTGCCCGATGGGGTGGTGGCCTTATCGACGCTCGTCGCCAGATAGGGGTCGGATGGCAAGAGCATGGCCGATTTGACGTTGCGGACGTGCTTATCAAGCCAATTGCGCAGCGGGGCCAGCAGGGCGACCCGGCGAGCCTCGGCCCGGGCGCGCGCTTCGGATTCAGGCGGTCCCGCTTCCTCGACCTCGGCCTTGAGTTCGCCAAGCGGGGCCCGGGCGACGGGAATGCCGCGCAGATCGGTGGTAAAGCCGATTTCTTCCAATTTCAGGAAGGTCTCCAAGCGGCTCGCGGTCTTGGCGAGGTGCCGGAAAAGCCCCACGCCCTCGGGGCTATCGGTCAGCGTATCATCGACCGCATAGACGATTTTGTTGCGCGGCAGCGGCACATCGGCCCGGCCAGGCACGCGCTGCACCACAGATTCGACCGTGCCGCCCTCGTCGCGGTTCCACCGGGCAATCGATTTCTGCGGGCGATGCTCAATGTCCTTGAGGCCAATCGAACCGTCGTCGTTGACCTTGGCGGTCCATTCTTGGATCGCGAAGCCGTAGAGCCGATAGGCGGCGGTCTTGCGAACGATCGATGACCACGATGATGTCATGCCGAACAGTTCGCGATAGACCTGATCGGCGTAGCCTTGCGCGACGGCCTTTTCGTTCTCGTTCAGATCCTCGGGGGGATTGACGGTCCAGACCGCGTTACTGGTCAGATTGAGAAACAGCCGCACGCCAGCGGCCACAATGCTGACATCGCGGACCATTCGGTCGAATTCATCGAATCGGCGCTGGCCGACCAGATTAAGCTCCCGGTCGGGTTCATCGAAAGTGCCGGCTCCCTCGCCAGACCCGATGCTGCCCGTCGTTCGCGTCGATCCCAAGGTCGATGTCGCCGACCCGCGCTTGCTAAATCCGAGAGCGTCCCCGGCCCGCTTGAGAATGCTATCCGCCAATGCTCGGCCTCCTGTTCGCTGGCATCCATACGCCAGACGGGCCCTGCGGTCTATCGGCTCGGCCAGATCAAAGAAATCGGGCCGCCCCCGAAGGAACGGCCCGACCGGATAATCCGAGAGCCCCCGGGCCGTAGCACGAACCCCGGGGCGCTGTCATTAGGTCAGATCAGCAATGTCGCGCGGCGGCTTGGCGCGATACACCCG